CAAGGAGATAAAGAAGATGAAGCTGAGGCAAATATTTAAAGAGGCGGAAAAAATAAAAGCTAAGATGGAGGAGTAAATGAATGTATTTTCAACAACATGGAAATTTGAATTAGGAGTCAAGGTAAAGGACGCGGTGACCGGATTCAAAGGAATCACCACAGCAAGGATTGAATATCTCAATGGCTGCTTGCAGTATTGTGTAGAGCCTAAAGTAGGGAAAGAAGGGAAAGTGGAAAAGGCTCAATATGTAGATGAAGGGCAGCTAGAAATCCAAGGAGCAAAGAAGCAAAAGAGTGGTGGCATCTTCTCCCCTAGTGGTGGTGATATGCCTAATGCTCCAGACAAAGTGTGAGAGTAAATGAAAAGGCAACACAACTTCCGAAGAAGCCTTTAACGTCATTTAAGGAGGACGAATGACACGATAGAGCGAAAGATGATTTTCTAATCTACAGAGCCCGTCCTGTCAAGATAAGAGAAGGAGGGGGCGGGCTCTTCCTAACATAAGGAGGAATTACATGGAAGATATATCAAAGCAATCTAAATGTCAAGAATACGGAGGGAATATGGCTGAAAAATATGATGGATGGGTAGCTAAAGATAAATTTGGGTTTTTCTGGTATGGAACTTTTGAGACAAATAAAAAAGCCACGATGTCACATATTAAAGAAGATTGGCAGAAACGATATGAATTTAAAATTGTCAAAGTTAAATTCGTGGAGGTAAAATGACGGCAGTTAAACTAGCATTTGAGGCTACCGTAATCACCATGATTTTTATAGGTATCTTGGCTCTGCTCATAGACCGGATTAAAGAAAGGAGGAAAGATGAATAAGAAAAAAAAGACTCTCGGTGACACTATCTTCATGGACAAACAAGGATTGGCTTCATTATTAGATCAGGCAGCCAAGCTCAGAGACGGAAAGATACCCTGGCATAACTGCAATATCTGTGGAGATCCATTTATGGAAACAGAGCTTATTGATGATGAGGACATTGGTTATATTTGCGAGGAATGTGCCAAGGCTAAGAAGGAGTTAGATGCTGAACAGGAAGAGGCCGAGAAGATGAGAAGGGAGGCGAAAGTTGAGGAAAGATTGGACTGAAAGCAATAAGAAACTCCGGGATGAGAATATCCGGATCGCTGAAGAAAGAGGCAGGAACGAATCTGGAAATGATGAAGAGGAAAACAACGTGATTAAAATTACTGCCTCACAAATAAAAAAATTCAAAAGGAGAAGAAACAAATGGTTACAAAAAAAGAAAAACAAATAGAGAAAGTCAAGAACGGCAGTGGCAAGAAGATTATGCTTACTGCTGATTTTGGCCAAGTCTATGTAAAAGTCACAAAAAACGGTCAAATAATGAGGCCAGTCCGGGCTCAAATGGCTTTATTCAAAAAAATGGGTCATTTCTATAAAGTGAAAAATGAATTCGCCATCACAAAGCCGGGATATAAGCATCTCAATAAGGTCGCATCTATAAGCATTGTCACGCCTTTAAAGGTCATGGTTGATGGCAGAGAACAGCCGAATCCTTATATTGAAAGGAATCCCTTAACGAAACTGATAGAAAGCGTATTCATCAGGAAAATGGGCATCGGTTTCAGTCCTATGGGCAATATAGTAGTCGTGGATAAAACTCTACTCTATAACATTTATTCCTATTTTATTGAATCCATTCAGTCAAAGATGAAAAAAGTTGAATGGAAAAGTGGAAAACCCACAAAAACAAAGCTTCATCCGAATTGTGCTGTTATCGGCACGACAGATGAGAAGCCTGACCTTGATGGCAAATGGGCATTTTACGCCACAGCTCCACCACTTGGATTATGGGTAAATTATGAGGATTCTGCGATAATCGATTGCCTGAATGAACATACACAAAAACAACGCTTTGGCGATCGCATCGCCCAGACTATAGTTGAAAGGAATATCCTCAAGGACCACCCGGCAATAGGAATTGACAAAGTACAGCCACAGGAGAGCGGAGACAAGGCATTCGTTGAGGTCTATGGATATCGGCACGATTTCGGGCCACAGCAGGTAAACGAGATAATGGCACAGGCTGAAAAAGGAAGCGAGACAATAGATGTCAAGGCAGAGGTTATAGATAAGATAAGTGAAGAGGAAGAGTCTGAAGCGATAAAGGAAGTTGAGGGGGAAGTCAGTGAGGAATCTGGAAAGAAAGAGGAAAAGACACCTGGTGAGATGAATGAACCGCCCGATGAATATTTCTTGAAGCAGGAAAAAAAGGATGAAAATCGTGAACCTGGGCAGGAAGGTTGATGAAAGTATCAGAGAAAGATAAAGAAATCCTCTATGTGGCATTAAATGATACGGCCGCAGAGCTAGGCGCAAAACTTGATGATGAAAGAAAACCGTGGCCACCAACAGATCACTCATTGAATAACTGGTCTTCTGAGGTTCATCATCCTTGTCTCAAGAATCTTGTTCACTGTCGAGTTGACTGGAAACAAAGACAAAGCATTGATATTGATGGAATATGGAGAGTAGCAGAAGGCATAGACAAAGAATGGTTTGTTAAGAAATGGCTTGGAGATATTGGATATGAACTTTCGCAGTCTCAGAGACGCTATTCAACGGATGATTCAGGAATGGAGAAATACAAGCATTTGCACCTAAGTGGAAAAATAGATGGCCTATGTCCATTGAACAAGAGTCTCCCAGAACCATTCACTAAATTGAAAGAGGTTCCGGCTGAGATCAAGACCGTGAGTCCTCACTTTTGGGATTCAACACAAACAATAGAGGACCTGAAAAGACACTCCAAATTCTGGATACAGAAGATCCCGAGCCAGTTGAACAATTATTTGATTATGGGAAATGCGCCTGGGGGATTTCTTATCATTGCGACATTTGGCAAGAAACCTAGGATTCTACCGATGGTATTTGATTCAGACCTATGGGAATATGATAAGAATAGAATTGAAAAAGTCAATACTCACGTGGATGCAGGGACCTATCCAGAACCCATGCCTTTTGATGCGACTATCTGCGGTATGTGCGACTTTGACCACATCTGTAAACCCTTGAGAGCGACTGGAGTGGTAGAGATTCCGGAAGCTAACGAATGGGAATTGCAAATGTATTTAGAGCTCAAGGAACAAAAAGCACAATTCACAAAGATGCACGCAGAGCTCATTGGCTCAATGGAAAAACCAGGCAAATATTTCGGACAGGAAGGTTTCTTGAATGACATAGAGATTAAGACAAAGCGGTCGATGAGAAAAAAATATCCAGATATTCCCAAAGAGGTGAAAGAGGAATACCAAGTTAATTATGAGCTTATACAGACCTCTATAGAAAGAATTGACAAATAAGAAATTAAAGGAGGAAAAATGGAAAATCAATTATCAATCATCGTTAAAGAGAGTGGCTTAGAAAAAACTAAAGCCCAGGTTTTGCTCGACAATTTCAGCACCTATTTTCAGATTGCTAGTGAATGGGAAAAAAAGGCTAAGATGATTGTAGTCTCTGACGCAAGTCAAGAAGCCGATATGAAAATGGCTAGGGTTGGAAGGTTATTTCTGCGTGAAAAACGAATTGCCATTGAACATACGAGAAAAGAACTTAAAGAACAGGCCCTCCGAGAAGGCAAAGCAATTGATGGAATTGCCAATGTGTTAAAAGCGCTGATCGTTCCGATTGAAGAATATCTTGAAAAGCAGGAGAAATATATTGAAATCAAAGTGGCTGAAGAAGCAAAACGCAAACAGATTGAGGCTGAAGAGAAAGCTGAACAAGAGCGGATTGCTAAAGAAAAGGCTGAAGAGGCTGAGCGGAAACGAATCAGAGAAGAAAATATTCGACTACAGAAAGAGGCTGAGAAAAGAGAGCAGAAAATGATAGAAGAAAGGGAGGCTGCAGAAAAAGCTAGGAAAATCCAGGAAGAAAAAGCAAGGAAAGAAAAGGAGGCCGCTGATCGTATCTTAAAGGAAGAACAAGAAAGGCGTGAAAGAGAATTGGCCACTGAGCGAGAGAAGGCAGAACGAGAAAAGAAGGTCCAGGAAGAGAAAGCAAGAAAGGAGAGAGAGGCTGCAGAGCAAGCTATAAGAGAAGAGGAAGAAAGACATGAACAAGAACTTGCTGAGGCAGAGGCAAAACAACATGCCTATGAGGAAAAAGTCAGGAAAGAGAAGGAAGAGGCTGAAAGGATTGCCCGTGAAGAAAGAGAAAAACAGGAAGGGATAATCGCGGCACAAAAGGCAAGGGCAAAGGCCGAGCGGGAGAAGGCGGAAAGGGCGGTGAAAGAGAAAGGGGAGGCCGAACGGAAAGCTCGGATTGAACTGGAAAAACGGGAAAAAGAGGTTGCAGCGGCGAAAGCTAAGGCCGAGGCTGAAAAAGTAGCTTACGAAGCCAATATGATTAAATGTCCATTTTGTCATAGGTCTTTCAATTTGGGACAGACAAGGAGAGGTAAGCCAGAAGACGCATAAACTTCTTGACATAACAGTTCTAATTTTATAAGATTTAAAGGATGCACTGGAACAATGCGAAAAAATAAAGAAAGCCCTCGCTTCATGTCTATCATTACTCCCCACTCGGGAGATTCTGGTGCATCCCAAATGGCATGGGCGAGGGCTTTTCTTTTAAGGATTGTCCTTAAGTTAATTGTTCAGTAAATAAATATATAAAAAATATCAAAGGAAAAATAAATGCCTGAGGGACGCATGATTAAAAGGGTGATATCGGAAAGCAAGAAATTAGGCAGATTGCCGTCTGATTCTGCACGACTTCTTTATACTTGGTTAATTCCTTGGCTAGATGTAGAAGGCAGACATTCGGCAGACCCTGAGATAATAAAAGGTCACATCTTTCCTAAAGTTCGTTCTATGACTATTAAGAAAATAGAAAGATTACTCCAAGAACTTAATAATGAGAAATTGATTGTTTTATATTTATTCGATGGAGAAACATATTTAGAGTTTAAAAGAACAATTCAAAAAATAGATAGAAGTAGAGAAGCAAAGTCTTCAATTCCTTCACCAAAAGAGGGTAAAATCATGCAAGCTCATGAGAACTCAAGAGTTAATCATGAGAACTCGTCGACAATTAAATTAAATGAAAGTAAATTAAATGAAAGTAAATTAAAATCTCTTTGTCTTGAAAAAGTTCAAGACGAGGATATTCAATTAACGCAACTACTCATAGATAAAATGACAGAAAACAATCCAAATTCCTCAATCCTTCGCCGCTTGACTCCTAAGAGACAAGAGATCTGGATTGATGAATGCAGAAAGCTCAGGGAGATAGACAAAAGAACACCAGAACAAATAGAACAAATAATAATTTTCTCTCAAAATGATTCTTTCTGGAGAGGAAATATATTAAGCATGGTAAAATTAAGGAAACAGTTCGATCAATTATGGTTAAAAGCAAAGAAAGAAAAATTCGCTGGTATAAAGGAGTGGTTAAATGAACCTTGAGAATAAAAAACAATTTGCATTAGTTATGGCGAAATTAGAGACAGCATTTTTTGAATCAATATCGAAGGAGTCGGTGATTTTATATTTTGAATATCTTAATGATCTTTCAATAAATCAAGTAGAGAGAGCTGTTGACTATCTAATTAAAACAAGAGAGAAAAGAGGTTTTCCGTCAATAGCAGAAATAAGAGCAGCAACTCTAGGCTCTACGGAATATAAAGCGATTCAAGCCTGGGGGGAACTTTTGGGTCAGACTTATAAAGATAAAATCTTTAAGGATTCAATAATACCCGAAGTTGCGAGGATAGCTTTTGGAAGTCTACAAGAATTTTATGCCGGAGATACGAGAAACGAGATGGCAGATAGGGCTCACTTCATAAGGGCTTATAAGTTAATTGCGAATTTAAAAGAAGCACAAAAGGGAAGAAGATTAGGACAAAAAGAAAAAAAATTATTAAAGGAGGAATCATGACTGAAATACCGATCATCTGGAAGATTATTATTTTACTTTCTCTTTTACTGGTGTCTGTAATCTGTACCTTTCTTTGTTGGCGTGTGTTGGACTTGATGAAGAGAATTAAACAGGTGCAGGCAGACAGAGAATGGCTCCTGGAAGAGCGAGCGAAGCAATCGAATAAGTTGCGACTGAAGGGGATTGAGGTGGATGAGCTAAGGAGGAAAGAAGGAAAACTTAAATGATTAAACGTCTACTCCACTTCTTATTTGGTCATAGATTCGTCATGACTCGATTTGAGTATTATGGCCACGAAAGCATCGAGTATGAGATACAATATTTTGAGTGTTCTCGGTGTGGAAAAAAGAAGCAAGAGAGAGAGGATTATTGATTATGTCGCATAACAGAATGTCAACTAAGGAGACGCAGATGAAACTTACTTATTTTGCAATATCAGAACTTAAGGAACTTTCAAAAATCTACGAAAGGGAAAATGGTGAGAGGCGATTTTCTTATATCCAGCACATAGAGTATTTTAAAAGAGAAAAAGGGATCTCTTGGAAGAAGGCTAAAGAAAAGGTAGAAGTTAAATTAATTGAGAGAAAAATTAAGCTCTGGGACCGAAGGATAGCGTCAATTGATAAAGCTATTGAGATTTTAATAGATAAATAACTGTGTCGCATAACAGAATGTCAACTAAAGCATACGTTTACGGATGGAAGAACAACCCAAAGAGGCGAACTTTATATGGAAAGAAATGTCGGGTCTTAGTCAAGGGAAGGATGAATAGTGCTTTGGTTGAATTTGAGGGTGGAGGAAGAGAGGTAATTAGTAGAAACGCCTTGAGGAAAATCGGGGCAAATAGAGATGTCAACTAGGAGGAGCGAATGAATTATTTTCCTAAGTTTAATAAAAAAGACAAAGAAATATTAAGGGTAGAGCATCAAAAAGGAACGATAGAAAACTCAGTTAATTGGTTTTCGCATCTAATGAAGAACGAACTTTTAAAACATTTGGATAGACCAGGATGGAAGCGTGAATCTATTACATATTTGTTACACCGATTAGGCGAAGAGGTTGCTGAATTATGTGAAGCCCTAGAAACTAATCAGCCAAAGGAAGTCGTAGAAAAAGAATGTGCTGATGTGGCTAATTTTCCCATGATGATTGCAGATATTTATAGGCAAAAATCGTAGTAAATAGAGAGGAGGAGTGAATGAGCTTTGAAAAAGTATATCACGGTTATGAAATGGAGTGCAATTCTTGTTATGAGCTTCTTTGTGTTGAATCCTATAATGAGACACGGGAAAATTTTATGGATGCGATTTCACATGCGAAGGATGAGGGATGGAAAATCAAAAAAGTCAATGGAAGGTGGAAACATTATTGTCCAAGTTGCACTAAAACCAGGAGGAAGTGAATGGGCCAAGCCTCAATAGATAAATTAATTGACGACATAATCGAGCTTATCTTAGGCGATGTGGACTGCCACCATGAAGTTGATAAGGATGAAGATGGTGTTCATACATCTGTCGAGTACAGTCTCAGCGATGAAACAAAGCTCAGGGAAGTAATTAGGGCGTTGATAATACTATCAAGGAGGAGTGAGTGAAAACAGGTTATGAGTGCACCGCTTATTTCAAGGGTATAGATGGGCTTGGAACTTGTGATACCGAATGTCAATGGTGGGCAGAACAAGGCTGTGTGTGTGCTAAAGGTAGTGTGTTGTGGGATGGCAAGGAGCATTATGCAAAAGAACCAAGGAG